TTTCTCCTCCTTGTGAGCCGTGCCGGGCCGAGGGAGAGTGGCGGAGGGTGGCGATAGAGGGTGCAAACGTGTAGGCCCGGCACGGTGAGGAGAGGGCGTGATCGTAGCACAGCCCTGGATCGCACTGCCGGTCTCGGCATATGAGTCGGGCGAGGCGGAGTGCGGGGACCTGGTTTACCTGGCCGGCGTGGACGGGTATGGACAGCCGTGGTCACTGATGGCCAGGGCACTGGACGCCGGGCCGCTGGGGCGGTATTGTGTGAAAACGAGCGAGGGCTGCGCGGCGATCGAGGCGGACGTGCCCAAGTTCCTGGCACCGTTTCCCGGGCTGAGCGCGCGGGTGGATCGAATGGTGAACGTGTCGGCGATGGCACGCGCGCACGGGCTGCACGATTAGACTTATGATCCGAAGCGCAATCTAGCTGGACACATGACTGGACAAATGGGCTATACGAGGATCACCGAAAAACGCCAGCTCGAGGTAGAGCGACTTCGGGTGCAGGGATATACGATTCGCGAAATCGCTGATCTGCTGGCCAAGCCGGTCAATGAGGGGGGATTACGCAATCCAGAGACAGGTGAGCCATTTTCCAAAAGCACCATCGGCAGTGATGTTCAGGACATTGAGGCGCGCTGGCTGTCTATGCTGGACGCGTCGATTCGCGAGAATCGTGGGCGAGAGGTCCGCGAGTTGCGCTTGGCACGACAGGTTGCGTGGAAGCAGGGTCAATTGGCTGAGGTGCGATTGAACATTGCACAAGAGGCCAAGTTGCTGGGGACGGAGTCACCTGCACGACAGGTGGTAACCGGGCAAGTATTCTCGCAACACACGACGCGAGATTTGACAGATGACGAGCTGATGGCGATCGCCGCCGGCGGCGGCTCCGAGGAGAGCGAGGCCGATGCAAATGGGGATCTCGCGAGCGGAGGCGGCACGGGAGATCCTGCGGCGTAGGGCCGCGCGCTCGTCGTTACTGCACTTTACCAAGTTCACATTTCCGCAGTACCAGGCCGAGGAAGCGCACGCGCTGCTGGCGGGGACGTTGGATCGCGTGATCGCCGGCGACATTCGGCGCCTGATGATTTTCGCGCCTCCGCAGCACGGCAAGAGCGAGCTGGCCAGCGTGCGGCTGCCGGCATTCTGGGCGGGGCGCAGGCTGGACGATCCGATCATCTTGACGAGCTATGCGGCCAGCCTGGCGTTCAGCAAGAGCCGGCAGGCGCGCAGCGTGGTCGAGAGCCAGGAGTTTTCTCAGCTCTTTGGAGTGCGCACGCACCCGGCCAGCCGGGCGGTCGACCACTGGGAGCTGGCCGGGCACCGGGGCGGGTTGGTGGCTGCCGGCGTGGGCGGGCCGATCACCGGCCACGGCGCGCTGTTGGGCATCATCGACGATCCGTTCGAGAACTGGGCGCAGGCACAGAGCGAGCGGACCAGGGACAACGTCTGGGAATGGTACCGGAGCACGTTTAGGACGCGCATCTGGGAAGAGGGCGCGATCATCCTGATTATGACCCGGTGGCACGAGGACGACCTGGCGGGCCGGCTGCTGGCACACGATCCAGGCGCGTGGACGGTGTTACGCCTGCCGGCTTTGGCCGAGAGCCAGGCGGAGCGGGACGACGCGTGCCGGCGGCTGGGACTGGCGGCGGGACAGCCCGATCCACTGGGCCGGCAGCCGGGCGAGGCCTTGTGCCCGGGGCGATTCAGCGAGCAGGCGTTGGCCGAAATCGCCGGCGACGTGGGGACGTACGTCTGGTATGCAGAATACCAGGGCACGCCGCGGGCGCTGGAGGGAAACCGTTTCAAGCGGAGCTGGTTCGAGATCGTGCGCGCAGCACCTCGGCTGCCCGGCCAGCTGGTGCGTTACTGGGACAAAGGCGGCACGCGCGGAGCCGGTGCGTTCACGGCGGGCGTGCTGATCGGGTATTGGGGCCAGGTGTACATTGTCCTCGACGTGGTGCGGGGGCAGTGGAGCGCGGGCGAGCGCGAGGTGGTCATTCGGCAGACGGCGGAACTGGACCGGGCGCGGTGGGGCGAGGTCGAGGTCTACGTCGAGCAGGAGCCAGGCAGCGGCGGCAAAGAGAGCGCAGAGAATACGATCAAGAATCTGGCCGGATTCGCCGTGTTTGCCGATCGGCCGACAGGGAGCAAGGACGTGCGGGCGGAGCCGTTCGCGGCCCAGGCCGAGGCGGGAAATGTGAAATTGCTGGAAGGGGCGTGGAATCACGCCTACATTGAGGAGCTGGCCGCGTTTCCGAACGGGGCATATATGGACCAAGTCGATGCATCGAGCGGAGCGTTCAACAGGTTGGTACTCAAACCCAAGTACGCGGCACCTGGAACGGTGAAATATGTCTGAGGACCCATACGATCCGACATCTATGCTGGACTCACTTTCGACGGAGGACAGCGACCGGCAGTCGCATTACGTGGCGTGGCGGGAGTATTACGACGGCGACCACAACACGCAGCTAACCGAGCGGCAGCGGCGTTACCTGCAGGTCAAGCTGGGCGACGAGTTCAACGCCAACCATTGCCCGACGGTGGTCGACGCGGTGTCCGAGCGGCTGCACGTGACGGGGTTCAAGTCGGCAGATAGCAGACTGGCCGAGCGTCTGTGGGGGTGGTGGCAGGACAACCGGATGGACGCCTTGCAGGGGATCGTCCACCTGGCGGCGGTACGCGACGGCGATGCATACTTGATCGCGGAGTGGGACGAGGACGAGGGGCGGCCTGTGTTCTCGGACGAGCTCGCCTACGATGGCAGCGAGGGCGTGCGCGTGCATTATAGCAGCGAGCAGCGCCGGCGGATCGCGTTTGCGTCCAAGTGGTGGGAGACGGAGATCGAGGAGAGCGGCGAGGCGCAGGCGGCGAAGCGGTGTAACCTGTACTATCCAGACAGGATCGAAAAGTACGTCTATCTCCAGACAGAGGCCGGCGGGCACTGGCAACCATATCGCGAGGACCCAGCCGATCGCTGGCCGATTCCGTGGGTAGACGAGGCAGGGAAACCGCTGGGCGTGCCAGTGGTGCATTTCCGCAACAAAGGCCAGGGTTACAATTATGGGCAGAGCGAACTAAAGAGCGTGGTGCCGCTACAGAACGCGCTGAACAAGGCGATCATCGACTTGCTGGCAGCGGCCGACACGACCGCGTTTCGCATCTTCTGGATGATCGGGGACGATCCGAGCGGGCTAGAGATCGCGCCCGGGTCGTGGGTATTCTCGAAGCGACCACCGAGTGGCGAGCAAGGCGCGGCGATGGGGTTTTTCCCAGGCGAGAACCTGCAGCCGCTGATCTCGTTCTCTGACGCGTTTGTGATGGAGATCGCGCGCGTGTCGCGGACGCCGATCTCGTTTTTCCAGGTCAGCGGGCACCGGCCGGCGGAGGGCACGCTGAAACAAGAGGAGGTGGGGCTCGTCGCCAAGGTCAAGCGCTGCCAGGTCGCGTTTGGCAACGCCTGGGAGGATGCCATGCGGATGGCGGTGCGCTTGTACAATGCGTTTGGCGCGCAGGTGCCAGGCGAACAGTTGGACGCGATCGCGCAGCTCGATACGCTATGGGCAGACCCAGAGACGCGCAACGCGCGCGACCACCTGGAGGCGCTGAAACTCAAGGCTGAGCTGGGCGTGCCGGTCGAGACGCTGTGGGGCGAGATGGGCTACAGCGCGCAAGAGATCGCAGAGATGCGCGCGCAGCGGGGCGAGGAAATGATGGCGCAGAGCAACCTGGGCGGGGAGCTGCTGCGGGCGTTTGAGGGCGGTTACACCGGGGATGGGTTTGGGGGGCAGACGAACGACGAAGGACGAGGGACGAACGAGCGCGAGCCAGAAGAGACGGCCGAGGCTGAGGAGATGGCCGAGTAATGCCTGGCCCTACTCCGCTGGTCGTCGAGCTGTCCAACCGGTTCCGGGCGCAACTGTTGGCCCGGGAGCGTGCGGCGGCGACAGCGATGGTCCGTTATTACGGAGAGACGTGGCGCCGGCTGCAGGCAGACATTGCCGCGCTGCGGGACCAGATCGAGGCTATGCGCCAGCGTGGCGAGGACGTGAGCCAGGGGCGCATCTGGCGGCTGGAGCGGATGCAGGCGATCCAGCGCCAGGTCGAGACAGAGATGGCGCGTTTCGCCGAGTTTGCGGACGGGCAGATCACGGACGGGATGCGCGAGGCGATCATGGCCGGAGAGCGCAACGCGAGAGCCTTGCTGGAAGGGATGTACCCGCCAGGATCGATCACGGCACGGTTTGACCGGATGGCGCGCGGGGCAGTCGAGCAACTGGCGGGGTTTCTGCAGAACGGGATGCCGCTGGAGAACTTGTTGCGGCAGGCGCTGGGGGACGCGGCCGACGATTTTGCCAAGGCGTTGGTGCGGGGGCTGGCGATGGGATGGAACCCGCGCCGGCTGGCTCGAGAGCTGCGGGACAGGTTCGGGATGGGCCTGAATCGGGCGCTGAGCATCTCGCGTACGGAGATGCTGCGGGCGTGGCGCACGGCGACGCTGAACAGCTACAGGGCGAGTGGGCTGGTGAAAGAGTGGGAACGATGCGCAGCGCACGATCGGCGGACGTGTCTGGCGTGCATTCTGCTGGACGGAAAGCGGTACAGCCTCGACGAGGACATGGACGACCACGTAAACGGCAGGTGCTGTTTACTGCCAGTGACCAAGGGCTACAGAGAGCTGGGCATCGACGTCCCAGAGCCGGACTTTTCGCGCGAGATGGGCCGGGATTGGTTCTTGCGGCAGAGTGACGAGGTACAGCGTCTAATGATGGGTGTGGGGCGTTGGCAGGCGTGGAAAGATGGGCGATTTGAGCTGGACGACATTCCGCACAAGGTGACGGATCCGATCTGGGGCAACAGTTGGGTGCCGAGGGCGCTGTACGATCTGTTGGGTGAGGATGCGCCGGTGGGGTCGTATGCGGGGTGGCTGGCAAGGCAGAACTGATGGCTGAGTACACGGATGGAACCTGGAGCAGCCCGGAGAGCGACCTGGACGCAGCGGCGGATTGCAGCGTGTGCTTGAGCGACACGAACCCGAGTGGGCAAGAGAAGGTCAAGGCGCTGTGCAAGCTGCCGATTCGCGGACAGCCAGGCGGGCCGATCCACAAGGGCGCACTGCGGGCAGCGGCCGGTCGCATCTTCCAGATGACCGGCGTGTCGGCAGACGACAAACGCAAGGCGGCGCGCAGCCTCGTGCGGAACATGCGGGCAGCGGGGATCACGGTGACGAGCACGGCGCTGCTG